CCCTGACCCAATATCCTTCTCTGATCAGGCGTTTAACCATATGACTTCCAATGAAACCACCAGCACCGAGAACCAGTGCAGTTTTTTGTTGCGTCATGTTGTAATAATTTACTGCGTTGTATTTATTATATTATGTCTAAGAGTTTTCCGCAACCCCTGACACATACTTAATTGCCAGAGTGAATCTATAGTCTTCTTTATATGCAACTGCTTTATGCAGTATCATTCCATCAAAAAATATAGATCTATTTGGTATGGGAGCGACTCCTTGTATGGAAAAGTCCTCATGCAAAAATTGGGTCTCCCCACAAAAGGAAGGATCCCAAGGCCTATCGGCAAGATATACTAAAATTGTTTTGCAATTACCATCTGTATGAAAATCACTGTACTCTCTAGGAGCAAAGCAATTTATATACATTCTCATAGGTTCATATCCAGTTAGTTCTGGATACAATTCTTTGATTCTTCCATTCACATGTTTATGGACTTCAGAAGATGGATCAATTTCATGAATCATTGCAGATGGTTTTACTGGTGTTCCAGCAAGATATCCTGTTTGCAGGACAAACTCAGTTTCACCCCACTTATAATCTGCTTCTCTTGAATACTCTATAAGATAGTTGTAGAACTGATCATTAAAAGTGTACTCATTGATCTTCAATTTGTTTTCTGTCATTGATCCCAGCAGTATGTACCTCACGCAAACCAATTGATCCTTGATACCAACCAGTGGCAATGTACTTGTTACCACTCAGGGGAGGGTTGCCTCTATGAAGATGAGTAAATCCTCCAGGCCAAATAAGAACTGTTCCTTTTTTGGGACGAACTCTTCGTTTCTGATATTGAAACTCAGTTTCACCACCCTCTTTGACATCATTCAAATAAACCATCCAAGCGAGAGTCCTGTGTTGAACATCCCAGTTTAGATTTTCACCATGAAAGAGATGGTAACCTTGACATGGTTCAGTTTTTTGCACTAGAGTCAAAGAACTAACATAATTAAAATTAGAAAGATATGGATACTCACTAACATAGTCGAAGAGGCAACGATCAACCATTTCCATTAGTTGCTTATTCTCTTGTGGAGAAAATGCACTAAAGCAGATCTGTTGATCTTTTACTTGCATGAAGTTTCTTGGAAGAACATGGGTAGAGTTATCCATGTAACGACAGATCCAATTACAAAACTCTGGATCTACGACTCCTTCATAAAGGCCTATAAAATCTTCGTACTTTGGTTTCATCTTTAGGGGGTTGCAGGCTCGCCACCAATTCTTTTACTGGAAATTGGAAACCAGGCGGGATATATCCCATCCGCACCAGCAGGCTTAACCCTTATCCTACGGGGTTTTTAATCTCATATGTCCAGGGATTTATGAGAATAGAATCTCGGTGTCCATCAACCGTAAACATTTCATCAACAGCATGTTCAATACCAGGACCAAAAATAACTAGTCGATTTTGTAACGGTTTGATGGACGTTCCATCTCTAAAGAGAAGATTACCACCAAGAATATCACATACTCTTATGTAGTAAACAATTGTGCATATTGGCCAAGAAAAAACATCCTCTGTTTGAAGAAGGATTTCATCATGATCATAATGCCAACCGAGATTCTGAGGATTGCGTTGTCTCCAGACTTCATAACCAATACATTCTGAAAAATCAAAATGTTTTTTTGCTTCATCAAAAAAAGGATAAAAGCATTCAAGTTCCTCTTTCGGATAGAGGGTATGATCATAGGGGAGGTTTCTATTATAGATTTTTTGAATCTGAAAATCAGTTAAAAAATCATCTAATACAAACATCTTACCAATAACCAAGAGGGCATTTAGCCCCATTAAAACGGACTTTGTTCACCATAAAACAACCACATTCTTTGCATCTAGAAGAATCATATTCATATCGATCGCAAGATTCACAAATGGAATTGCGTAAATCAACTAAATCATCTGGAGCAAGAAGTCTGCGAGTCTCAGCGAGAGACTTTGCAATATCTAAAGCAGTCTTAGATAAGTTTCTTGCTTGTTCTGGAATACTTGGAAAGTCGTCATTCATATTAAACAGGGGGTCATAATCCCGACCAGGGCGCTTTTATAGTCATCCCGAGACTGGCTCCACCAGGGCAGGTTTTAGGTCACTCCGCGACCATTTGCTGTAACCACATCACCGCGAACATAACAAGGAACACCATCAGGATCTAACCAGCAGGTGTAATCATGATCTTCCATAGCGGTCATCAACTGCATCTCATTGTCGCACAGATACATGTCTCTGTATCGACCCGTATAGGAATCTACTTTTTGGATGCGACAGTCTGGCATACCATTGATTTCTAGTGTGCCACACTGAATATAACGATAGGGGAACCGCTCAAGAAGAACGGTTGGTTTTTTTGCAATACGCATCAAACTGCACAATTAAGATCAGAGGCGAGATAGTCAATGAGGATTTCATAATCCTCTTCAACATCTCCTGTAAATTCTACACCTTCTTTTTCATAAAAACGACGAACTTTTTTATAAAGTTTTGGATTTTTAACATCAAGATAACAATCGCCATTGGCTGCTGCGATCAGCATACCAATATCCTTTTTGAACTTAACTTGAACAGACATGAGTCGGTTTGGTTTACGAGTTAATTTTACTGTCGTGGACTAGATTTGTCAAGGAGCCTCACCAGTTTCTTGGTAGAGTTCAAAGTAGTCATCATCAATGGGAGATGCAACTCCAGCCTCAATAGAAGCCTTGATAACATCCTCGGATGGAACCATCATCACGTCCTTACCATCTGGTGTGAGAATGTGGAAGGACTCACCTTTTTCCACCCTCTCAAAAATGGCATCAAAATCGGACTCTAATTGTTGTATTGTAATTTTTTCCATGCGTGGGTAGTGGAAATCGGGGCTACAGGATTTGAACCTGTGACCTCTCGCTCCCAAAGCGAGCGTTCTACCAAACTGAACTAAGCCCCGTAGATCCCCCGAAGGGGGATTAGTATCAGATGCTCACATCTGTAGGATCGGACAATGAAGTTTTAGTTTCATTAAATTCTAAATTTCTCTTTTTGACTTCTTCTCTTGTTTTAAGATAGTCAATGATTGATTGAGCAGTTGTGTATTCATATGGATCATCTGGAGAATTATTCTTTTCTCCCAATTCTGGAGATTCTTCTACTTCATGCATAACAATATTGTCATGAATGACAAGAGCATGTCTCCATGCACGTCTTCCCATACCCGTATTAAAGAACTGAACTACTTTTTGTCCTGCAGAAGCAAGTTGCTCAAACCTCAAGAGCCAGGCACCGTTTCCATCACACAGATACTTATGTTTCTTAATATCCATGGACTTCCACCAGGATTTCATAACCCATGGATCATTCATAGAACAACAATAGACTTCATCAATACCCAAAGATCTGATTTCATCATAAGCAGCTTCATATTCAGGTACGTGTTTTGTGCTGCAAGTGGGGGTATATGCTCCGCAAACAAAGTAAACTACAACTTTCTTTCCTCTAAATTCATCATGTACGGATTTTCTCTTCAGAGTATTCTTCTGAGTGAGATAAAACAATTCAGCGTTTGGAACTTGAAACATGATCTTTAATGCGATTTTTTTAAACGTAAGTTATATATTTAAGAAAGATGTTCCATATATTGAAACTGTTCTTTTAGATTATATACGAGTTTATGATTCTCTGTCAACACGTAATAACCAACAATTGATGAACCATCACACTCAAATCCATATCCTTTTACTGCCTCCTCCACACCATCAATGCGAAATTTTTTCTGTCCTGCAAGATACGAATGGTATCGTTCATCGAGATTGATCATTAGCGTTCCTCAAAAGTTAGTTTACGAACTTTACGTTTGCGTCGTTCCTCTTGGTATTTTAGGTCAGCATTTGTCAGGAAACCACGGTTTTTTATATTATCTTTAGATTTAATTAAAACTACGTAATTTAAATCTTGTGCAGTGACTGTTCCATTTCTCACAATCATATTATTTTCACAACCACATGTCTGTAGCTTTGAAGACGAAATGATTTCTTTATTGCAACAAGTGCATTTAACGTGTAACATTTTTTTATGGGAAATACTGGGATCGAACCAGTGACCGACTCGGTGTAAACGAGTAGCTCTACCTCTGAGCTAATCTCCCAAAACAGTCCACATTGATGGATGTGCAACGATTGATTCTGTATCCAGTCCAGAGTCTTTTTTTGACGTAATCATTATATCATAAGAGATAGAAAAACGGAAGTCTTTTCCGATATATTTCGTAACTCTATGTTCTAGAGAGGAAGGGAAAATTAGAAGTAGATTTTTTTCTGGAGTATATCTAACTGTAGAATTATTCTCCAGAATCACTGGCAAATTTAAAATAGGGTGATAAGGTGGGCAATGGAATTCAATATCTCCGCCATTGTCCGAATCACATTTAACATAATAAACTGCACTGATATGTGCATTTAAATGGTCATGTGGAGACACACTTCCATTTGTGTCACAAACAACAGGCCAAGATTTCTGTATGTGAATCATATGTTTTGAGACATCTACGCCAATTTGTCTCAGAAAATTATTTACATGCAAACATAAATCAGAATTAATCCATTTAAACTCATCAAGTTCGGAAATTTTAATAAGTCCTGTGATATCTCCAGTAACATTATGAGTGCCACCGTCTAGGAGATGTCCAAAGTCTTGACAATATTTATAAAAAAACTTTTCAATTTTAAAATCTTGATCCTTGGTGGGAATTATATAATTTTTGTATATGGGAACACAGAACCATGCGTCAATCATAATGTATCTGGAAGATCTTGTGGGTTTTCTAAATCCATCTCATAAATTAAAGGCATTGCAAGTTCTTCAGAAAGATAAGAAGCAGATTTATACAATTGTTCTGTTGTAATTACTTGATTTTTATTTGCTTCCATAATTACTTCTGGATCATCCATTGCAACAGCTGGAATCTCGTCAAATGTAAAAGGTATATAATTCAAAAAATACATTTTAACGATCATGGTATGATTAGGAGTTTCATACCAGACATATGATTGTTGGACTCGTAACTTGGTATTCATGTGTCATTGCACACACATTACTATTTAACAAGCGGGTGATCGGAATTGAACCGACGACATCTAACTTGGAAGGATAGCGTTCTACCGCTGAACTACACCCGCATTATCGTCTACAAAACCAAGATACGCAATGTTACCAGCAATCATAAATCTATTATTTACTGGACAAGGATCTACCTTGTGGTTTTGGTGACCAGCAAAAATAATCAATCTACCTTCAGTAACCTGAATTTCATTGCCTTCCAATACTAGAGGAGAACTTCCTTCTGGGCAGTTTACATAGTATGCAAAAGACATTGAGTATGGAAAATGATTATGTTCTTGTGCAAGGTCTCCTTCATTATACCACATTCCCCAATAATCTGCAACTTCAAAATTTTTATATTCTGGAGGAGCAGAATGATATGCTGTTCCTGTACCTCTAGAAAGCATTTCAGAAGCCTCAACGGACACAAAATTAATCCAATCAAACAAAACTTCCAACTCTTTAATTGGTAAACCTGTTTTCGTAGGGTTAAAAGAAGTCGTTGATGCATCATTTAAAGGTTGTGGAATTACATTGGACTTAATCCACTCCATGAGTTTTGGATTAATGTCTTCTGCGAAAGGGCACTCAAATATTGCAGGATCATATAATCTGCAAGTATTAAAGGGATCGTTACAGTACTGTCTAATTTTAAAATCCATAGTGTCGATGAAAGGACTTGAACCTTCATGAGTTGCCTCACTGGAACCTAAACCCAGCGCGTATACCAATTCCGCCACATCGACGAAGCGTCTCAGGAACGACTCGAACGTTCGACCGACTGCTTAGAAGGCAGTTGCTCTATCCAACTGAGCTACTGAGACATAAAAGTAGTTTACACTACTTGTGGGATTAGGTCAACCTTGGAAGTTTTCGGAACCACCAGGAGGATTGAGTTGAACGGTAGTCTTACCGTTATCTGTAGCCATATTATACATGACTTCGTGAATATTATCAGGTTCTTTTGTAGCCTGTCGTCTCATACTAATTTCTGTGATCTCTCTCTGAACGTCTGCTTCTCTCAGTTTTTGAGCTTTCTCGGAAAGAATTGGATCACCAAACCAAGGATCTGGTCGGAGATAGTTTGGAGCGGGAACTCCGACATATGGTTTACGTAGTTTATCTAACATAAGAAAATTTTGGAGTGCTGTAAATTTAAAAAGTAAATGGGGTTAGTTTATTTTGTGTTCTATAGTCTTTCTTAGCACCCTCACTATTTATCCCAATTTCAACATTTTAGTATACTGATATGCGTAAAGTTCACGATTACCTTTGATACCCCAACCCAACCAATAATATGCTGGAACCATATACTGACGAACAGTTTGTCCAGGTCCCTCAAACATCGGTAGATACTTCTGGAAAATAGGTTCATTAATCATATAACGAACCTGACAATTGAACTCACTAGGACTACAACCATATTTCTCAGCAAAGTTTCCTAACCCCAAATAACGGTTCTCAGAGGTCCACTGAATGAGCCCGTAACCACCCCGAAGGCAACGATCGTAAGGAACTCTAGCACCTCCCTCACATATATTGGCAATGAATTTACTTTCTTGTTTAATGTTTCCCAGGATTGTTGCAAGTGCATTGCGATCTTTGATTTTGGTTTTCTCTTGGAGTTGTTCGAGGACATATTGTTCTTCGGGTGAGCAGTCCTCACACTTCCATTTTTGGGATATCTTAGGTTGATACGGTTCTATTTCAATTTTTTGTACTTTTTGTGGGTCTGCATCCACAGAGAACTGTGCAATAGCAGAGGCTAATAAAATTCCAGAAATAATCATTGCTGTTTTCATTTAGAAAAGGAAATACGTTCAAAACACTCTTTGTACTCTTCATACAAAGCGATGGCATCTTCATGGCAACCATCATTAACCAACTCATGCAAACGATCAATAATCGCATCACGTAGAGTCTGATCCATGGTCAGGTGTTCCATTGAAGTAATCCTTCCTGAAGTAACGACTGAGAACATTACTATTGTAATAGGCGGGTTCACCGTTGTCAAGCGCTTCTGTCAGCACGTTATTTAGGAACAGTTGTCTGGTCTCTTCGTAGTTTACAAAGCCTTTGGTAGGGTGGACCGATAAAATCTCTCGTTTGAAGGAATTATTTCCAATTCCACTGCGTTCATCATTAAGTTCGTTAGAGCTTCCGTAGTATTTTTTCCAATCGCTCTCACTTTTAACTCTCCTAGATTTACCTCTAGGCTTTCGATGCTGCCAGAAGTACTTCCTTCCGATGTATTGTTTTCCATTCCTGAGATTCGTAATCCTGTAGACAAAGCCGTAGCTGTCGCCAATGTCATCAGACTCAAAGTACTTACCATTGTAAATCCAAGGGTTAGGATAGGAGCATGAGCCAGGAGGAGTTCCCCCTTCGCTCTCATCTTTTCTCTTAAAGTTGCCATTCAAATGAATTAATAAAACTCTAAGTTATATAGTTAGTTATGGTGAATACTGACCACCTGTGAACTTATTGGGTTGATATCCAGCTGGATTAAATTTTTTACCAAGTTTTGATGGTACATATTTTGTAGATCCATCACCTTTTGGTGCATACCTTCCACCAGGACCAAACAGTTTATCATATCTATTGGCACTGACTGTGCGTCCAGTTCCACCTGAACCCAATGGATCTCCAACAACTTTAGTTCTTACAAAGTTGGTTCCACCTGTTTTGTTCTTTCCTTTTGCTTGCCAATCGGACATCTGATTGGCACCAGATGCTTGAGAGGTATTAAATCTTCCACCAGTTCCAGTAGGAACTGCATATCTATATTTGGTTTTGAACTTATTATCTCTCCGAAGGACCGAAAGTCTGTTTTGTTGTCTCCTCTTTCTATACTCTAGAGTATCCTTAAACGGAACCTTAGGATCTTGTGGTTTATCAGGCTTACGATTTTGTTTAACCCTGTCTTTGGGTTTTGGTTTTGGATTATTTCCTCCGCCTGGTTTAGGATTAGGTTGACTTCTCATCTGCAAACTACCGTCAACACTCAAAGATCTCCGAGTTTTGGGAGCACTGGATGTACTAGCAGAAGTACCTAGATTTTGAATAGCTTTTGTAACACCTTGGCTGGTTCTATCACCTTGTCCACTCATTTTATTTTGATCGTATCTAATCCCAACTCCATATTGTTTTGTCTTACTGCCACCACTAACGTTTGCACCTGCACTAAAGCCACGTCCAGGTCGTAGAGAAACTCCAAGAGATCCACCACTAACTTCCGCAATGAATTCTTTGTATGTTTTCATAGCATCTAACAAAAGCTTTTTATATATTTATTTCTTTGAACCCTGGCAGAGTTAGTCTACCCGCGATTTAATACCTTGTCAATCTTTATTTGACACCCACTTTTTCTTTTCTTTATCCCACTTCTTAACTTCACCAGGGCGCAGTCTATCCTTCGCTTCCTTTGCTTGTTTAGAAAACTCTTTCCAATTCTTTCCATGCTTCATACGCATGTCTTTTTTATAATTAACCTTCTTCTCATCAGCATATCTTTTGAGACGACTAGCCGTTTCGGCATTATCATGCGCCTCTTTCAGTTTACCACTGCGAGGATCTAGTTCTCTACCCATGGAATCAAAAGCACGTTTGGGAAGCATTTTCTTTAATTGTTTTTCGTATGCTGCTTTCTTTTCATCCTTCTTTCTCTGCTCTTCACCACCATAATATGCCTCTTCTACTTTCTTCTTCTCTGGCAAACCTTTATGTTTGGTGGATGCAAAGTCTTTCACATCTTTCTTCTTCATCGACGCAGCAGCTTTCGCTACATCTCCTCCGATGTTTGCTCTCCCTTTTTGGACTGCACGGACCATTCCGAAGAATCTTTGTTGAGCTTTAGAGACTGCTTCTTCTGAGACGCTTCCGCCATCAGAGCCCCCATCAGACCCCCCATTCCCATTTCCAGAGCCATCCTTGTTATTTCCATTCTTCTCCTCTTCGTCTTTCTCAATAATTCCACCACGTCCAACGTGCCATCCCACTGGAATTTTTTTACACTTTTTATCAGTGTAACACCAGTAGTATCCAGACTTACACTTTTTCATCAGTAGTATCAATCCCAAACAGATCTGTTACCGTATTTTGATTTAGTCTTTTTCTCATAAGCATCATAACCTGCTTGTTTTTCTTTCTCTTTCTTGGTAGGACCTTTGTTAATAATCCTTTCGTTATGCTTAGTAACTCTACGATTATGCTGTTGCAGTTCGGTTTCTTTTTCACCCTTTACCTTTGGTTTCTGACGAGAACCAGGGTGATTCATCTTATGCTTTTTACCTTCGACAGACTTATTGATGTCTAATTTTTTCCCCGTATCCTTCTCATGCTTGTCGAGAACTTTCTGGCGCTTTTTGACAGAAGCATAACTCTTTTCTGCTTTCTCACGCTTCTCTGCTTTGCTGGGATCTTCAGGACCACGGCGAGCTTCCTCAAGTCTCCGACGCACATCTTCTCTCATCCAGCGAGGAACAGTGTCATCCTTGACTTTCTTCATGTCCGCAATCGCTTTTTCATTATTCTTCTTTCTTTTTTTCATATCTGTTTCTAGATATGAATTATCTTTCTTTTCTTTTGCTTCAAAAATAGATTCTCGGATAGTATCCGCAGATTTCCAAAGATTATTTTCCTTAATATAAGTATCAATAATCTCTTCAGTTTCCCACTTGCTAACATCATATCCCTCCTCTTGCAAATTTTCCAGCCAAGAGATATAATTATCCCAATAGTATTCTCGAAGTTGGGATTTGAATTGTTCGTATTCTTCTCTATGTCTAGTGACTTTTTTAGTCATAGTATAAAAGGGAACGATTTTGCCGTATACTGATATTTATTAGATCAATAAATAGAAGAAATGGACCTTATCATAAGGAAATAAATGGCTAGACAGGGGATTTTCACTGGATTTACGCCGAATGATGGTCTGGGAGACTCCCTCGCATCTGGTGCTGTAAAGATTAACGCCAACTTTGAAGAGATCTATACCCAATTTGGTGACGGTACAGAGCTATCTTCTAATGCAGGTTCTGCGGGTACATGGAGTAAAGCGAGCACATATGGCATCAGTACCAGTAAGTACGTTGGCATTGGTACAACCTTGCCTCAGAGTCAACTACATGTTGAGGGGAACGCATTACTTGCAGGTATCACAACAGGAACCTTTATTGGAGATGGATCTGGACTAACTGGAGTTACTGCTACTGGATCAGGAATTGTTATTCAAAATAATGGCGCAACTCTTGGTGTTGCACAAACCGTAAACTTTGGTGATAGATTAGACGTAGGAAGCGTATTTGGTGGTAACGTTACAATTGATGCATCGGATTACGTCTCCTATGCAAATGTATCGGGTGTGTCATCGTACACACCAACAGCAGGATATTCGTCTGTTACAGATTATTCCCCTCTTGCGGGAGTTTCTTCGTATGCTACAATAGCAGGAGTCGCAACTTACGCAACTTCTGCAGGAATTGTTACTTACTCTTCTGCATCGGGTGTTGCAACCAATGCGGGTGTTTCTGAGTATGCAAAGATCGCTGGTGTATCAACATACACTGGCAATGCAGGATTCTCAACAGTTGCTGGATATGCACATACCGCAGGCATCGCAACAGTCGCACAGAACCTCTCTGGGACCCCTTCTATCCTAGTTGATAACATCAACTCTAGCGCAGGTATTGTTACCTTCCCAGGTCAAGGAAGCAGGATGAGATTTGACTTTGACTCTACCACTGACATGCCTAGTGCAGTGTCTTGGAGAGGTATGTTTGCTTATGCAAATAACGCAAAACAAGCATACGTTTCTTATGGTACTACCAATGGTGGATATAATGGTTGGAGAAGATTACTTGTAGAAGATATTCATGGTAATTATCAGACCGCTGGTATTCTAACGGCATCCACATTCTATGGTGATGCTTCTGGTCTGTTTAATCTACCATCATCCAGTTCTATCTGGAGATCTGGTCCAACAGGTATTACTACAACATCTAATGTAGGTATTGGAACAACTAATGCAGAGGAAGCTCTTGCTGTTCTGGGTAACTTCAGACTGAAAGGAAGAATCGTAGGTACTGCAACAACTAACATCCTACCATTCCTATATGCAGAGTATAGAGATCTACCAAGTCCTATTGATTATCATGGTGCATTCGTTCATACCCATGATACTGGAAAGGCATATTTTGCTCATGCAGGAGGATGGTCCGAACTTGTTAATAGAAACGTAGATGGAACCATCGGCGTTGGAACAGATCATTTCACTGCTGGTATCATCACTGCAACTACATTCTATGGTGATGGATCTAACCTAACAGGAGTCACCGCAGAAGGATCTGGTGTCGCAATCCAAGAAGAAGGAAGCACTGTTGGAACTGCTGCAACCATTAACTTTGTTGGTTCTGGTGTTACTGCAACCTATTCAAATGGAATTGCAACCATTGAAATCACCGATGTAGTTGGTGGTGGCGGTGGTGGTGGAGCAACCACATTAAATGATCTAACTGATGTTGTATCCTCTGGAGCACAGATCAATGATATCCTGAAATACAATGGATCTGTCTGGACAGCTGCTACTGGAATCGGTACACAAAACGCAGACAACATCAGACTAGGATTTGGTGCTGCAAGTGATCTCCAGATCTGGCATGATGGAAATCAAAGTTACATCAATGAAAGTGGAACTGGATCTCTATTCATTAATTCTAGTGAATTAATCTTACAAAATTCTGGACAAACAAAACTACAAGTAACTGGATCTGGCATCAATGTAACAGGTGTTGTAACTGCAACATCATTCGTTGGTGATGGATCTGGTCTGACTGGTGTTAGTGGTGGAAGTGGTGTTGGACCCAATGATAGTATCAATACTACAGGTATTATTACTGCTTCTGGATTCTCTGGTGATTTCTACATCACCGAGTCCGTTGATGACAATACCGACTATCAAGTAATGATGTTGGGTGAAACTGGTGGTGGAGCTACATATCGACCAGCAATGGTTGATAATGGAGGTCTCCAATTCAATCCTGGCACAAATACACTGACTGTAAATAATGTAACTTCTTCAGCGACCATAACAGCGAACGCATTCGTTGGTGATGGTTCTCAACTGACCAATCTTCCTGGTGGTAGTGGCGGTATTGGATCGGACGGTAGTATTAACACAACAGGTATCATCACCGCCAATGGATTCTATGGCGATGGATCTGGTCTGACAGGTGTTGTTGGTTCTGGGTCTGGTGTCATTATTCAAGATTCTGGAACTCCAGTTGGCACTGCAGGAACAATTAACTTTGATGGAGAACTTACTGTAACTCCTGTATCCGCAGGTGTTGTTACGGTAACTGCTACTGGTGCTGCTGCAGGAGTCACAACCTTTACTGCAATCGCTGCTACACCACAAACCATCGATACTTGGTCTGCTTCCGCCTATTCTAGTGGTGAATATACACTAACCATTGGAGTTGGAACGTATAGACAAATGCAGAAATTCATGATTATGCATGATGCTGGTGGAGCAGGAATAACCACAACTGCATATTATCAAGAGTACGGAATCATGTATTCACCTACTCAGATTGTATCTGTATCTGCAGCATACAACGCAGGAAACATCGTAGTTTCTATCACACCAGAACAAGGTATTTCTGGAACCACAACATGTCGTTTCACTAAAAACCTACTGGGAGCTATCTGATAAATGATTAACACAAGTAAGCCTAAAAATATTCTAGACAGAACTAATCTAGCTTTTGTTCCTGAGGGAACAGGAGAAAAGCAATATTATGTTGGGTGTTATCAACCAGAAGATTGGGATCATATCCATGAGATTCTCATGCAAGATGGAACATTAGAAGATAATATTCCATCTCGTTCTGTAGGGTGTGTTAATTCTTGTGACCACAGTAAGACAAGAGCAATTTATATCCTAGATGATGCAGAAGCAGATGCTTTAAGAAATGATCCCCGTGTGCATTATGTAAATCTAAATTACGATGCCTATCCAGGCACGTTTGCACCTGATCCAGAAATGATTAATACTTCTGTCCAAAGAAGTCCTAGATTCCAAAAAGAAGTATCAAACTATAGAGCATGGAATACTGCACCATCTCTTCCAGCTCAGGCTAGAACTAGTCTAGGATCCACCGATCTCAATAGAACAGGATATCAACTCCTAAGACATACTCAATTTGATAATCCTTGGGATGCAACTGGTTCCGAATATGCTGGTGGAACCAGATCAGGAGCGGATCACCAAATTCTTCGTCGAGACATCTATCAACTTGGTGATGGTACTGGTGTTGATGCAATTGTTGCAGATGAAGGATATTGGTTAGGTCACCCAGAGTTTGTCCATTGTCCAGGAACAGATCCAGTTGGATATCAAACAGGAAATGCATTAACTTGGAGTGGAATCTCCAGCACTCCAGGCACATGCGGAGTCTTAGATTTAATTCTAGACGGACCCTACTATATTGATCCAGACTGGTTTAATGCAGATCCAGCTGGTAGATTAACTCAGAGATGGGATGGAACAACAGTACCACAAGAATCTGCCGCTAGATCTTGGTGGTCTAATTCTGCTAATAGATCTGTTGGGTTCTCTACCATCGGAACAGTATCTGACATCAGTTCAAGTTATACCAGAGCATATTGCAACGGATCAAATACTGCAAAACCAACAAACAGCACTAACCATGGTACGGAATGTGCTGGACAAGTATTTGGAAAGAACTATGGTGTTGCATACAACGCTAATAGGTGGGTGCTTAATGCATATGGAAATGGATCTGCTGGAATCAATGGAGGTCAATTTGATGTTCAAAAACTATTCCATCTGTATAAACCAAACTACGATAGGCACTCCGCAAATAACGGAAATCAACAAAGAACAGATGGCAAAAACCCAACATTAAGTAGTAATAGTTGGGGTTATAGATCTACCAGTTGGAATACCACAGCATACTACTGGTACAGACCTGTAGGAACTGCGGGAGAAACTTCTGGAACATCATATAATTCTTCTTCTCAACCAGACTTTTTTGATCGACTAGGAGCCTATGGTGATGGTGGTAGAATGAAAGGAGAAATGGTTGATAATTCTACCACCACTGCAGGTGCAGAAATGCAACAAGCTGGTGTCATTTGTGTCATGGCTGCAGGAAACTCGAACCAAACTCAAACGTCTCCTGGCGATCCAGATTATAATAACTACTGGTCAACATCTCAAAATGGAGCACTAGTTAGTTCTACACATTCTGAATTCGGTCTCACTTGTTATAACACATTTAACCGTAGAGGTTGGCCACAATCAATTGGAAAAACTCAGGCAGGACTATCGACAGTTGGATGTGAGTTCCCAGGAATCAATATTGGCGCACTAGACGATCAGATTAGTTCTGGTGGATATGGTGGACAAGTAACAGAGTATAAGGAAAGAATTGTAAATTATTCTGATAAAGGAACTGGTGTTGATTGTTATGCAGCAGCAGATGATACTCTAAGTGCAGAGGGACAGAACGAATCCGATGGTGATTATTCTGGAGGTCCATATCAGCATCCAGAAACATACACGGGTCTTTCTCTCACTGCATACGATGAAGACTTTAGTGGAACCAGTTCCGCATGTCCAACTGCTGCTGGATGGATTGCCACTAAACTACAATATAATAGAGAATGGGATTGGAGAGCAATAAAAAATTGGTTGAAAAATCAATGTAGAAATGCAAATCCAGACAGATTTTATTATGGTCTAGATGTGAATACCCTAACTGCAACAGATTTTGCATGGGAAGATGTCTATTCAACGCAAACTACCTGGGCCGATGGTTCAGTTGGACCAGTTGTTATTTGGGATGCTCCTACTGGATCTCCCACAGAACCAACAAAACCAGAAGTAACCTTCGAGTTGGAATAATAAATAGTAAAAAGAGTGTAACCAAAAATGGGATCTAAATCTTTTGGAGTAAAATCATTTGGAATTGTTGGAACGGGAAACACTTCGACTATTGGTGGCACCGCTGATTTAAGGTTGAGTGCTACGGGTCAGGTTGCAATCACAACCAACACATCCGTGACTGGTGTAGTTACTGCTACATCTTTTGCTGGCAATGGTACAAATATTACAGGCATCTCCACCACAAATATTACTAACTATGGAGTTGGTCTTGGTGGTGGAGGAGGAGTACCTGCGAACCTAACAGCAACTACATTAGATGTTACTGGCATCTGTACCGCTGGTAGTTTCGTTACGGATTTAATCTCTAGTGATGGAACTAGTAGAGGATTTGCAACCAGATATTATATTACCGCAAACGGTTCTAGTGACTATCGTTTTGCTGGTCCTGGTCAAAGAAATACTGTAGGAAATCCAACTCTCTATTTGATGAGAGGTTTCACATACATCTTTGAGAACTCTACAGGAAACTCACATCCATTCCGTATTCAGTTTACTAATACGACAACTGGTGTAGGAACTTATGTCAGTGGGGCACAGAATGGAACTCAAGTATTCACAATCCCACACGACGCACCATCAAGTTATCAATATGTGTGTACCATCCATGGTGGTATGTTAGGCACATTTATAATCCCTAGTTAATAATATGTCACCACTAGCATTTGGAATCGGCAAGTCCCGAGGAACAGTATTTGATCCAGCAGTTTTTTATTGTAATTTTTTAGTATTCAACTGGAATTGGACAAACGGAAAAGACTTTGATATCATCGCGAATTTTATCGAACCAAACTTAAGCGGATCTGTTGGTGCAAGAAAAGGCACTAAGATTCAAAATAATGATCAAACAGTTACATATATGGAATGGGGTGGAGATAATACTCTGTCCACAAACGATGGATATGAATCCATTTTGATTGATGTGCCTGCAATTTTATCTGCTCCTGGTAATAATTCTTCTAGAATTGTATTAGATCTAAGAGGAACTTGGTACGATCAAGTTGGCACGAATCCAATTATCATAACCGCTGATGGATTCCAGGGAGGAACTCCACTTAAAGAAGCAGAAACTGGCAACATTCCAGGATTTGGTTTTTATAATCCAACAGCAACTCAAACATTTACCAATTTCAAAGAGTCTGCAGGTCAGCAAATTATCACGACTAACAGAGAAAATGATGGACAAAGAGTATCAAGAGTGGAGATCGACACATCTACATATACACTAAGATATTTCTAATCTAAAATTTACTAAATACAGCTGATCATAACTCTTATGACCAAAAATGAAAAAAGCAATAATTGCTTTTGGAATGTTACTGATGACCGCCACTTCTGCTAATGCTGGCGGACTCGTTACCAAGCACGCATCCAGCGTTCAACTTACTGTTGATGCTGCTCGTTCAACTGCTACAAGAATTGGACATTCGATGTCTATCTCTGGCACTGGTGTCAACACTACTGACGGCACCACTGCTGGAACCGTGGGTAATGCTATCGGTATGACCAGTGATGGTTTTACTGCTTCTTCATCCACTATCACAGCAACACAGGCAACAGATGGTGATGCTTTCTCCTTCTCTGCCACATACAATCAAGGTGATGCTGTTCCTTCTGCTGCTGTAACAACAGGAGATACACCAAACTTCTCCAATGTTACTGCTTACACAGCTGGAACTGCTGGATCACTGGCAGGTACGATTGATAATGCTCACACAATGTCATTGACTGCTGGTGGCGCTGGTACTGTTGCTACAGGACAATTCGTTACGGAAATCACTGTTATCGACTGAGGTTAAATAGTCATGAAAAGACTACTTTTCGTGGCTTTATTGTTGGGATCGCCTGCAGTGCAAGCGGTCCCCGTGGTCCCGAACTTCACACAGGGCTCCATGACTAGCCACACAGAGACGACACAAAAGATCACAGAGACCATCAATTCGATGGACTATAGCACAGGGTATCAATACTCTGCTACAGGAAGTGGAGTGAATGCATCTGGTAACTTATCACCAGGGACAGGAACAAATAATGTAACTATTAATGGAGTGAGTTCGACATGGACAGGCGTCAACAACAAACCAACATTCACACAGACGACACCAGGAGCAGCGTTTCAGTTCACAGAAACCTACTCAGGGCCTGGTTTGCAAAATCATACGATTATCCAAAGAACGACCGAGGTTACAAGCGTAACAGACACCACAAGTATCTTCTCCCAGTAACTCTATGTCTAACATCAATTGCGACTGTCCCTGCCACTCTGGCGGAGACTGTAGGGGGTGTAAGTGCAACAGCAAGTCCAATCGCAAATAGCTCAGGCTCAGTGACCAATCAAGCCGTGCAGGTTTTACAAGGTCCTTATATTACGAACACATACGGCGGAGGTATCCAATGTCAGGGTCCCACTCGCAACTTTACACCTTATGTAACTGGTACTGCATCAGCATCAAAACCATACGAACCATATTATTGGGACCCAGTGTACGATGTCACCGATAACTTTGGTGCTTTCGATGCAGATGGCAATCCAATAGGAGATGGTGTTTTAGACAACCCAGGAGACATTCTTTTCAGAAAGAAAACCAGAACTGGTCAAAAAGATAACTACAGTCTAGGTATTGGTTTCTCTATGACATGGAGTACACCAACTGATAAAAAGTTGCAAGACCTTTGTAAGCAGGCAGCGACAACTCAAATTAAATTGCAACAACAACTGACTGCCAATAAAAGGCTCGACTTTGAGATTGCGAGACTCAAAAATTGTGGCGAGTTAATGCAGAAGGGAATTATGTTTAAACCTGGGACACAGTATGCCAAGGTGTGTGCTGATGTGATGGTATTAAATAAAAATGCTATTGCACCACACAGACATACGATCCCATCTATTTCTTCGTCTTCGGACCAACCCGAAGGGCACGAATCGCAGCATTCCTCTGACGCTGCTCTTCTCGGCGGTCCCGTAAGGACTGGGGTTTCAATGTCTTACCCCTGATAGAAGCAACCTTCTTCAGGACTTTCTTCACCTTCGGATATAAATAAAGAATACCAATAAAAAAATAGGACTATTGGATATATGGAAAACTCACCAACCAGAGAATTGTTGGAAGCATATGCTTCTATCTACGAAGAACCTCAGGAACTTAGTGAAAATGAGATTTATGATGCCGTAAAAGGATATCTAATTAATGAGGGTTTTGCTGAGACTGAAAAAGCAGCACTCGCTATTATGGCAAATATGAGTGAAGAGTGGA